CTCAATATACTGAAGAACCTAAATTATTAAATGCAGGGGAATTTAGTAATACTCAGGACTATTTAGTAAGACAGAATTATCATAGCAGTCTATTAAAGTCAAATTGTCGGGTAACTAATCAACCTGACTGGGGTGATGTGTTTATTGCTATGAAGAGTAAGAAGGTAATTAAACCAGAAAATCTGTTAAAATATATTGTTTCGTTTAGAGACGAAAACCACTTTCATGAAGAGATCTGCGAAACTATTTACAAGAGACTTTGGGCCATTTTCGCACCTAAAGAGTTGGCTGTTACTTGTCTTTATGCTAGACGTGGTGGTATTGACATTAATCCTACTCGGATATCTCATGTTGACCTCCTGACTGACCGTCTAATTGATATGGACGAACCGTTTAGCAAGACTCCGAGACAATAATTAGCCTGCTATCTCCATTACTGTAATGCTACTAGTCGAGTCACTGGTATGGGTCCAGGTTGCATTGGAACCAACTTTGTTTATAAAAGTAGGATAACTCGAAGAGTAAGTTGTAGTTTGGACTGTGTACACAATATTGCTAACAGTAGCAGGTTCATCAAGATATGACAGGGATTGGATATCGGCCATATATGTGTGCGCACCGTAATATGCTGCGTACGTAGACGCTCGACCTGGGCCACCAACATTACCAGCGGCATCCGCTAAAATTGGATATGTTGCTGACCCACTTCCAATTACTCTTTTTAATCTTAGCGGTCCTTCAACTGACATAGCTCCACACATAACACTATAGGCAACTAGTATCTTACTACTAGTAGACGCAGGAGTTATATTAGCTGTAACAGATGTATCTTGGTATGTACTTGTAGTACTAAATGTTTCAACACCTGTAAAGCTGTAACTTACAACTTGGAGCACTTTACCAGTATTAGACATATTCGTACCATCACCATATATAAAGCTACCAGCACTTAGTGTGGTACCAATTACCGAAGGAGCAATAATTTCATCGTTAGCGCTAAGGCCACCAATAAGAGCTATTTGGGTACCTACGCGAGGTCGAATTGTATCTACTTTAACCTTACTCACAATTATATTTATAAAAAAAAGACCCAACCCCCGAAGGAGCTGGGTTGTGATTATGCACTGTGTTTACTTGATAATTAGACGTATACCGACTGATTACCTGGAGTAAACGCAATACCTAGATCGTTAACAATCACGATGTGATAGTACAAGTTCGCACCGAAGATATGATCAACAACGCCGTAACGTGTTAACATACCAACGCGTGGTGAGAAGTCGTTAGGACCGATCGTACGTTGTACCATAACAGGGATGTACGGACAGTAGACAATGCCTGTGTCGTAGAACTCCGGACCCTTGTAGCCCAATAGGGCGTACTCAAGTCTGGCGCTACGATCAGCATTCTCGAACTGTGCTTCCGTACGTGTGTCACGGTAAACATTAAAGCGACCACCAAGGTTACCTACCTTGGCTACGCCTACCGGTTGAGTATTAACTGATCCGTTAATAGGCATGCCGTTAAATTCTGGTAACATTTCCAGAATAGCGCAAACGCGCGGGGTAGCGACAACAAAGTTGGCGGCACCACGGCGGTTACGAACTGCAATTCTATTAGCTTCAACAATCAATCTCTGGTAGAGATCGCGATTACGTTCAGCCATCCAACGACCATCTGCACTAGCAGCACTCCATAGACTGTAACCCTTAGGATGTCCAGCATTCAAGCAGACCTGAATCATGCGCATGATCATCTCACGGTCGATTTCCGCTTGGAGCTCATAGCTCATAGCGTTCGTCAATTCCGTGTCGACGTCAATACCATTCATGTTTTTCAGATCCTGCTCGAGCTCAACGCTCCAACGGGCTGCCAATCTACGCGTACCTGCCTCAACTGCCGTCTTCTCGAAGTTGACTACGATCTGCGGGATTTTGGAAGTGAGCTCGTAATTAGCGAGCAACTTCGCAACACCGCGATCTTGGTCAATAAACGGGAAGTCGTTACTGGCATGGCCGGACAAGCCGCCTTCGGCGGCATTGGTCGACGTACCAGTGAAGCGGGTATCAAGTAATTGATAACCGAGTTCATTGCCATCGGGGCCATTAGCGGCGGAACTGTATTGGCTATCAACCTTAGATCCAGCAGTTAATGAACCATCGATTTCACTACCGACTCCAGAGGAGGCGGGTGAACCGAGGGCATCGGTTTCATACTTATAGCGCAGCGCGAACGCAAGTCCTACCGGTCCACTCATGGGCTGAACACCAACGATTTCGTTGGTAATCAACTCAGGGAATGTACGGCGGATCATCGGAATGAGAATCTTTGGCAATCGGGAGTCACCTGTTGCATAGGAATCTTTGGACCATTGGTTGCCGGCGAGTTGAGCTCCACCAAAAGATCCTAGGGATCCGCCGGAACTTCCGACGTTGGCTTCCTCAATGCACCATGCTTCCTGATTTTCCAAAAGAATTGCCGTATTCAAACGGGTGTGATCACTCTCGATAGGCGATACGTTGTCGGAATTGTAATCCAATACAGGACTCCATTTCTCGAGCAACAGCTTCGCACGATCCTCATTGATATAGGATTGCGATGGTCTGATTTGCTTCATAATATTTCGTATTTCCTTTCTTTATAGAATATCAGGCACCATAGGCACCTCAAGTAAAATTTTGATAGTGGGAAGATTAATATTTACCCAATTCACTCATATAACCATTTAACATAGGATCTGCTTCATCTTCTACAGGTCCTTGATTAGTTTGCACATTTTCTTCGATAACAGTAGCATCTACCTTACCTCTAACAGTTTGGGTAGCTTCTTGCTTCATAACTTCGAGCTGGTCTTGCTTTTGTTTCTCGAACAAAGATAATGTGTAGTCAAAGTTTTCATTGATGAACTGTAAGTCTTTATCGATGAGAACTTTCTTTAAATAGCGAGTCTTGTCTTCAGGCAGATTTTGACATTTGTCAGTCAAAAGAATCTCTGCCCTAGCCATGGTTAACTCGCTATGTAGCTGATTGTTTTCTTGAACAACAGCTCCTAATTGGTTAGATGATTGTTGGATTCGCTCTTTACCGTCAAGAACTGCTTCTTTAATAGAGTTCTTAGCAAGAGCCATATCAACACCTAGAAGAGATCTGACATCCTCGAGTACTGAAAGAGCTCTCTTGTTCTTTACAGCCTCGTCCATCATGTCAGTGGGGAATGTATTTTCAAGATACAAGTCAAGATAGTTACTAACATTCTCAACTAATGTATTCTTCAATGAACCAGCATCACTGGTAATAGCATTCTGATAATACTCAACAATCTGCATAAGCTTTTGACTATGACTTACGTCAATAGCTTCACATATTCTTTGAAGTTTGTTGGTATGATCAGTATCTACGGCTTCTAAAAGATGTTGCACCTTTTGTGCATGGTCTTCATCTTGCTGTACTAATGCAGCTTCGACTTGGAGATTGGCGCGCTCTTGAACAGCTTCGTTGAACACGGCCTCAATCTCATTCAAGACCTCTTCAGAAAGAAGATCTTTAGTACCTTCTTTTAACGTTTGTTTAATATCTTTAGTTGCCATGGTTTAAATTATTTATATTGTTGGCCCTGTTCAGCAATTCTTCTCCTTGTTTTACTTTCGAGAATTGCCTGTAAGTATTTATTTGCTAGAGCGAAATTTTTCTCATTCAGGCACACAACAAATCGTGCAATCGCTTGTTGTTCATTAATTGGAGCTTGGTCCACTACTGTTCCAGCACTAGTGTCTTCGAATTCATCCTCTACCGCTCCACCTACTTTTTTACCAAGATGCCATCCACCATAACCAGCAGCAATTTTAGTAGCTAACTGAGCCGCGGCCCCCATTGGTATACCAGCACCGGCCAGTAAGGGAATGAGCGCATTAGCACCCATTGTAGCACCTAGATATGCACCACCTGCAGCGCCAGCAAATTTAGGTATACCTTCGTTAACCGGGGTTACACTCTCTTTCTTGGCAGCATCACGAACCTCGTCTGATACGTGTTGGGCTACTTTCTTTCCTCCGTACCACCCACCTGCACCAGCAGCAATTTGAAGAGCTAACTTATATGCCGGTTCTGGTGGCATATAATCACCTAGCAGTGCAGCTATCTGATCAGCCCCCCATGTAGCACCTGCATATGCACCACCAACGCCACCTGCAAGGCCAGCTAAATCTTCGTTTACAGGCTGCGCGTTTGTTCCACCTTCGCCATACAGGTTCTTACCCCACGCCTTTGGGC